GATGTCAGAGATACAGTTGAATACATTATGCCATCTTTGATGCGTATTTTTACTACTCACAACAACATTGCAGAATTTGAGCCACAAGGTCCAGAAGACGTTGAAATGGCTGAACAGGCGACTAACTATGTCAACTATGTATTTAATCGCCAAAATAACGGGTTTAAGGTCCTTTATGACGCATTTAAGGACGCATTGATATCTAAAACAGGTGTAATTAAGCATTTCTGGGAAGAAAAAGAGGAAGTTAGTACAGAAACGTACACAAACCTAACTGAGATTGAGTACCAATCAATCCTAGCAAATGATGACTTAGAAGTAGTCGAACATACAGAGACACTGATACAAAAAGCACAAACAGATGACATGGGAACATTAGTAAGCCCAGAGATAGTGACACATGATGTTGTAGCTAAATGTTATAAAAATTATGGGCAAGTCAGGGTCATGTCAGTTCCCCCAGAAGAATTTTTAGTTTCACGTAGAGCAGCGTCTCTTGAAGATGCAGATTTCGTCTGTCATAGGGTTAAAAAATCGGTAAGTGATTTGATTGCTGAAGGTTATGATCCTGCCATTGTTAACGAAATCCCAAGTTATGACCAATCAGAAGCAGAGTTAAATGAGGAAAGACTAGCTAGATTTAGCTATGACGATGACTCTGTACCACCATCTGAGGGTAGCGGTCCAAATAAAAAGGTTTGGATTGATGAGTGTTATATGCGTATTGACTACGATAATGATGGAGTTGCAGAACTTAGAAAGATTACAAAAGGCGGACATTATATCTTAGACAATGAAGAAATCGACATGATTCCTTTTTCTGCTATTTGTCCATTACCTATTCCACATAAGTTTTATGGCATGTCTATTGCAGATACTGTCAAAGATATCCAACTCATTAAATCTACAATCATGCGTAACCTGTTAGATAACATGTATCTAACCAATAATGCACGTTATGCAGTATTAGCAGGACAAGTAGAGTTAGACGATTTATTAACATCAAGACCAGGTGGTATTGTTAGAATGAGAGCGCCAGGTGCTGTTACAGCTTTACCTACACCACAAATCCAACCTTATGCGTTCCAAATGGTTCAATACCTAGATGGTATTAGAGAAGAAAGAAGTGGTGTATCTAAAATGACCCAAGGTCTCAATCCTGATGTATTAACTTCACATGTGACGTCAGGTGCGATTTCAGCAGCAACAGAGTCTGCAATGCAAAGAGTTGAGCTTATTGCTCGTATTTTTGCAGAAACAGGTGTTAAAGATTTATTTAGAAACATATACGCACTCGTACAAAGATACGAAGATAGACAAAAAATGTTCTATCTCAATGGTAAGTTTGTGCCGATTGACGTATCAAGGTGGAAAGAAAAACTAAATTGTACTGTTAATGTAGGTATTGGTAGTGGTTCACAACAATCCAAAACACAAACAATGTCTTCTATTATGACTTTACTAGGTACAGTAGTACAAAATGGTGGTATGGGTAGTCTTGTTACACCTAAGAATTTATATAATGCTATTAGCGAGTTTATTGCACAATCAGGATATAAAAATACAGATCAATTTATATCTAATCCTGAAATGATGCCACCACAAGCACCACCAGAACCATCGTTAGATGAAAAAGTTGCTGCACAAAAAGCACAAGTAGAATTACAAAAATTACAATTACAAGCTCAAGAACTAGAAATAGATACGCAACTAAAAGCACAAGAACTCAAACTTAAACAAGAAGAAGCTGCGATTGATCTAGCAATTAAGCAACAAGAACTACAGCTAAAAAAATCTCAATTAGAACTTAATGAACAGGAACTAGCCCTAGAAGCAGTACAAAATAGACCTGTTGGTATAGGACCTACATAATGGCTTACCCTAAGTTTAAACCTGATTACAAAGGAAAGAGCAGAGTTAAACTTATATCAAAAAAGATTAAGATTCTAAAAAAAGAAGGAAAGCCACAGAAACAGGCAGTTGCTATGGCACTCAATATGTACCCAAAACGCAAGAGGTTGCCACTAGCATGAACGATAAGGATATCAAAACAGAAATAGAATTACTCAAACAGGATGTAACCCTTATTAAGACGAATCATTTAGCACATATGGCTAAAGATATTGATAATATGATGCTAGAAGTAAGATCAGTAAACGAAAAGGTTTCTAAAATAGAATCAGATTTATCAAAATTTAGACACATAGCTTATGGAGCTATTGTTGTTTTTGTTTTGATGAGTGATAAATTTAACGATATATTGAGGTTATTATAATGCCAAAAGGACCAGGAACATATGGAAAGAAACGTGGTAGACCACCAATGAAAAAAAAGAAGAAGTGTTATGGCAAGTAAAGGACTATATCACAATATAAATAAACGCAAGAAAGCAGGTACAAGTAGACCTAAGTCTAAATCTACTATAAGTGCTAAAGCATATGCGAATATGAAAGCAGGATTTCCAAAATCAAAAAGCAAAAAAAAGAAGAAGGCATAGCACGTAGTAAATATTACTCTGACAGATATGACCATTACATATCTTTAGGACATCCTAATGGGGCATCTGCTAAGTTAGCTCATGTTGATTTAGCAAAAGAATTTAAACAAAAGAATCCAACAATAGACAAACTTAAACAAATATGACAAGTGATGAATTACAAACATTATGTTTGAAACACCGACTTTCTGTCGAAGACGTATTCAGGAATACAGGGCATAAACCTAATGATATTCGTGGATGGTTATCAGGCAAAAAGAAGATTCCTTGGTATATTACCGAAGAATCTTTAACAAAAAAAAGCTAATACAGCGATCAACTACACCTGCGTAAGCAGATAGAATCCAGGAGAAAACAAATGGAAGACAAAAAAGAAGCTCAGATTAAAGCTGGGCAAGATGCAAAGTTATTACTTGAGAATCCTCAAATGATAGCAGCATTTAATACTGTACTTAATGGTGGATACCAACAATGGATATCTACAGATATTAAGGACACAGAAGGTAGAGAAGCACTTTATCACAAACAAAGAGCCATCTTAGAAGTTAAAAATACTCTAGTACAAACATTAGAAAATGGTCAAATACTAGAAGAAGAACGCAAAGGAGGTAAGTGATGAGTGACGATAATATACCTATGAAGGAAAGTAAACATGGTGGAATTCCTGTGACTGATGTTGAATCAGCACAGAAAGCACTTCTTGACTCGATGAGGGCTTCGAAAGAACAACCTGAAACAGTTGAAGAAGAAACAGAAACTCAGGATATAGTTTCTGAACAGGCAATGGATGTTGCCGAATCAGTTGAAAACGAAGTAGTTGATACACAAGAATTAACTACAGAGGACTTAGTCGATGATAATCAACAAGAGCAAGTCAGCGAACCTAAAGTATATACTGTCAAAATAGATGGTAAAGACACACAGGTCACCGAAGACGAGTTATTGTCAGGTTATAGTAGACAAGCTGATTACACTAGAAAAAGTCAAGTATTGGCAGAGCAACGCAAAAAGATGGAAGAAGAACTCGCAGCGACTCAACAAGAAAGACAGCAGTACCAATCGCAACTTGAACAATTTAATACACAAGCCGATTCTAAATTAGAAGAGTTCAAATCGGTAGACTGGACTAAACTCAAGGAAGAAGATCCTATGGAATATGCTCTGAAAAGAGACCAATATAGGGAACTTCAGGAAAACAAAAGGTTAGTTGCTGAAGAACAGCAACAACTTGCACAGAAACAACAAGCAGAAATGCAAAGTAAGTGGAATGAGGAACTTCAAAGACAGCAAGAAGTTATGGCTCAAAGATTACCTGAATGGAATGACCCAGACAAAGGACCTAAACTTAAACAAGATATTAAGTCTTTTGCTCTTACAAAAGGGTTTACTGAGCAGGAAGTTGATAGTCTAATTGATGCTAGATCAGTAGATGTACTTCACAAAGCTATGATGTATGAAAATCTTTTAGCAGCTAAGATTGCTAACAAAAAAGCTAAAGTTGTTCCTAAGATGCAAAAACCAGGTACACCAAGTACCAAGTCTGAAGTTAATAGCGAGAAAGTAAAGCAAACTCGAGCAAGACTAAAAAGAACAGGAAAGGTTGATGATGCAGCAGCAGTAATCAAATCTTTAATGTCATAGTCTTAATACTAACTTTTAACACAAAGGTGTAATAATGGCACAAGCAACAAATACATTTGAAACGTATGATGCTGTGGGTAACAGAGAAGATTTACAAAATGTAATCTATAACATCTCTCCAACAGATACACCATTTATGTCTTCAATTGGTTCAGGTAATGCTGAATCTACAAAGCACGAATGGCAAACTGACTCACTAGCTTCAGCAGCTTCAAATGCTCAAATAGAAGGAGATGATTCTCCAAGTGCTGCGTTATCTGCAACTTCTCGTGTTTTCAACTATACACAGATTTCTTACAAACCTGTTATGGTCTCTGGAACACAAGAAGCAGTAAATCACGCAGGTAGAGATTCTGAACTAGCTTATCAAATCGCAAAAGCTGGTAAAGAACTCAAAAGAGACATGGAACTAGACCTTACAGGTAAAAACGCAGCTACAGCAGGTTCTGGAAACGGAGCTTCTGCTCGTAAATCTGCAGGTTTTGAGTCTTGGACAACAACAAACAACAGCTATGGTGCAGGTGGAGGAAACTCTAGTGGTACTGTCACAGATGGTACACAAAGGGTTCTTACAGAAGCTATCTTGAAAGGTGAGTTAAAATCTTGCTTTGATAATGGTGGCGATCCTGACCTACTATTAGTTGGTTCATTCAACAAACAAAAAGTATCTGGTTTTACAGGTAACTCAACTCGTATGGACATGGCAGAAGATAGAAGTTTAGTAGCTACTATTGATGTTTATGTTTCTGACTTCGGTGAAGTAAGAGTTGTAGCTGACAGATTCCTACGTTCTTCAGGTAGAAGTGCGTTGGTTGTTGATACAGAAATGTTTGCGACTGGTTTCTTAAGACCTTTCCAAACACAAGAACTAGCAAAAACTGGTGATGCTGAAAAACGTTTACTACTCGCTGAGTGGACACTCGTTGCTAAAAATGAAGCATCTTCAGCTACTATTGCTGACTTGACAACTTCATAAAAAATATTTTTCATGTAACTTTCTCATCATGAAAGGGGCAGGTTTTTCTCATATTGTTTTCCTGCCCCACCCAAGATACTGATTAATAATGACCTTGAAGAACGTATCGCTTCGGAACGAGGGTTATTGACTAGGAGACTTTAATGAGAACATTAAATGATTATTTTGTAACAGCAGAGATAGAAGACGTATCTACTGCATCTAGTACATTCGTTGCTATCCCAGATGGTGGACGAGTAGTTAAAATTATATCTGCACTACAAGGTGCTATTAGTGGTGGTGATGCTGCAGTTTCTTTTGAAATTGGTGGTACAGCTATTACTGGTGGTGGTATTACAGTTGCTAACTCAGGTTCAGCAGCAGGTGATGTAGACACAGCAGAACCTACAGCAGCTAACAGAGTTGAAGAAGATGGAACTATCGAGATGATTACAGATGGTGGTTCTACAGGTACAGCTAAATTATTAGTAACATTTGTAATTAGGAGATAAGCATGTCAAGAATGAGAGTAACAAATACTATCGTAAGAGGTGTTACTGCTACATCTCAACAGTCTACAGCTACTGATGCAAATACTGAGTATGTCAGAATCGTATCTGATACAGATGGAGTTCATATAGCTTTTGGTGCATCACCAACAGCAACAACAAGTACAACTATACTTGGTGCTTATGACCCTGAAGTATTTAAGATAGATGGTGGCATGAAAGTCGCTGCAATACTTGCAAGTGGAACAGGTAATATTTACATAGATGAGTTAAGTGAATGAAACGTAAGATAGGACAAAATCAGATATTTCATTATCATAATCCTACTGGCGAATTTGCTATCGAACACATCGAAGATATACAACCCCTTTTAGATTCTAATAAGAAATTACAGAACGAAGATCATCACAAAGCAGATGAGTTTAGACTCTCTGCTCGTATTCCTATGACTGTAGTTTATGAATGGAAAAGACTATTTGGGGTTGATTTATTTAATAAAGACCACAAAGAAGCAGTAAAAAAACTTATTAACAGTCCTGATTACAGGTATCTAAAGACAACCAATAGGCGAATATAATGGCAATAACTAATTACTCAGAACTTAAATCAGCAATAGCTGACTGGTTAGATAGAACAGATTTAACTGACCAAATACCTGACTTTATTGTTTTAGCAGAAGCTAGACATAAAAGGGATTTTAAAATCAGAAGAATGGAAACAAGGGTTACAGCAGATACTATAGCTGATACTGAGTATTACACATTACCAGACCAATATGTTGCTATGCGTAACATACAGTTAAATACTGATCCTAAAACACCTTTAGAGTATTTAACACCTGAACAAATGGATAGAATTTATGCAGGAAGTAACAAAGGAAAACCTAAAGCATATAGTATTATTGGCAATGATATACAGCTAAGACCAACACCAGATAGTGCTTATGAAATAGAAATATTATATTTTAAACACTTTACTGCATTATCAGATTCAGCACCTACTAATGAGATGCTAACTAACCATCCTGATGCTTATCTTTATGGAGCATTAGTTGAAGCAGAACCTTATCTGCAAAACGATAAAAGATTACAAACATGGTCTACTCTATATGACAGAGCAAAAGCTGATATAATTAGTTCTAATGAAAGAGATAGACACTCAGGTGTAGCACCGACTACACGTATTGATTTTGGATTATATTAATGACAGTTTGGGCAGAGCAATCTACAACTAGTACCAATTGGGATATAGCAGGTACATTTTTATTTAAAACAGAAGATGATTTGTTTTTTCTAGCAACAGAAGACAACGATACTTTACAGCAAGAAAACATACCA